CTTTCGCAACTTTGTCGGAAATTGTGACAGGATACTCTTTATCACCGAATTTAAATTTTTTCTTGCCCGCCGATTTCGCAGCACTAGCGGCCCCAATAAAGTCAGCGACATCTTCTTCCCTTACCTTTTTTGCGACATCCTTACTGATAGTAACAGGATACTCTTTATCACCAAGTTTAAATTTTTTCTTACCAGCGGCTTGCGCTGCAGACGCAGCACCAATAAATGCGGCAATGTCTTCAATTGTCATATTCTTTTTAAACATGAAAAATCTCCGTTTTCTTATTATTTATCTATTTTTTAACCTTGGCCCACAAATCCGCATCACCAGTGGTTCTTGTTTTGCCACCTGTGATAAAAGAATTTACTCTCGCAAATGCCCATTGTTGTGGAGTAGTTCCAGGCCTGTGGCCACCTTTCCAGGCTGCCATACCTCTATCATATACCTTTTTTAGAATTTCATATGAAATGCCAGACTTATCTGCCTTCTTAACTAGTCCAGCAATCTTAGCTTCGTCTAGTGTCTCTGCACTATCTTCGCCGAACATTTGTTTATATTTCTTAGTATATTGCGAAGGTTTCGTTTCTGCATCCGCATCTCCAGGCGCTGGTTTATAAGAAGAGTCTTTTCCATCTGGTTTAGACGCCTGTTTTTTAAAGTGAGCAGCTCTTTTGTCTTTTGTTGATTTTGACATCTCATCACCATCAGCATCTTTTGCATAATACTTTTTTGGTTGAGATCCATCTTTGTCTTTGATATCTGGGTCTTGAGTTGTCTTTCTTTCGTAAATAAATTGTGAAAAACTTTTTATCTCTGCATCTTCGTTAACTGCCTTCATCACATCTTGCCAACTCATTTTATATGCTAGTTTGTCTCCAATCTTTCTCGCAAGCTTGCGGCGAGCCGCAATCTTATCTTTTAAAGTTGGTTCAATAACATCTTTTTTCTTTTTAACTTTTACTGTTTTGGAAGACCCTCTTGGTCTGTGTAACCATGCAATCTCTTCTAAATCTTCTGTAGAATAACCAAGTTTCTTTTTCAGAATGTTCATTGCAGTTGCCATCTTAACTTGCATCCACTCATCGCCGTATCTTTTCTTAAAATCATCATCTGGCAAATCTTTTGCAATCTTTTCTAAATCCTTTTCTCTTTCTGGATTCATCTTAAAATCTTCTGGAACACAATTAGGAACATCTTTACCACTCTTCTTTTTCATTCCTACTTGTTTGTAGCCAGGCCAACAATCTTCTATTTTATTACCGTCTTTGTCATATTTACCAGACTTCTTTTTAGCGATTGCAATTGCAGCCTGTTGGGCTCGAGATACACCTTCATCTTTTCCAGTAATCCTGTCACGGAAATCTTTTTTAACTTCACCATCAGTAACTTTCTCAACATCTTTAATAATCTTTGGATTTTTTAACATTTTGCGTAGGTTATTTTTAACTTCCCCAGCACTACTTGCATCTACATAAAAAGTGGGCAATCCTTCAATATCTACTTGATAATTCGCTTCTTCAAGACTTTCATATTTCAATTCTTTACTTGATGTAGAAAAATTCTTTTTACGCATGATTGTTTTATGGACAACCTCAAAATCACCATTCTTATAATTGATAACTACAGGTAAATTTAAATTAGTTGACATGTCTTTGAGAACTGCTTCAATGTCGGGGTTTGCCTTAATCTGAGAACCCTTTTTCTTTTGAATTTTTTTGAAAAACTTTTGAAGTTCTGCTACTTTAATTTCTGGGTCATTTCTAGTATCATTCATTCTATCAACAAAGTGTCTTGTAAATGTAACATCAATATCATACTTTGCAAGCATTCTATCTGCAAACTTTTCTAAATCATCAATTTGTTTTTGAGATACTTCTTCATTATTGTATATTCTTTTATATACTGTTGCATAATCATCATCAATACCAATTTTAAAATCCAACTCTTTATAAACAGATTCTATTAACATTTCGTCTTCAATATCTTCTACAATCTCTACAAATTCTGTGTCAATAAAACGTGAAAAGTCTGAATTGGTTGCCTCAAGAAACTCTGACAATTCTTCACTTATATTCATTGACTTTCTAAGAGTATTAAATAATTTTTTTCCGTTAGACTTTTCAAATGCAGATGGTAAACCATTTTTAAAACTATCATAGTCATTTGCAGCAGCTGCAGCTCTCATCTTAGATGCAGACATTCCAGTAACACCTTCAGCATCTGGATCTCTTTCTCCTGCAGAGACTACTTCGATACCACCTTTAAAATCATAGAAACCATGACTTCCTTTTTTACCATTGTATTTGTTAAGTGTAGTTTTAAATTCTGTAACTCTATCTCCACCGACAACCATAATACATCTCTTATAACCCATATCATATAGCATAGGCGCAATCATAAATGCAGTTTTTGCATTTCTATTGGAGATGATATTACGAGAATATTTTGGAAACATCTTTTTCATAAAACTAACTTTAGTTTTATGATCTAAAGGATCCTTTTTGTCATTTTGCGAATGACTAGGGAATACCATAAAATCGGCGCCTTCTTTTTTGGCAACCGATGCAAGTTTTTCTATAAGTTTTTCGTGTCCTGTGGTCGGAGGATTAAACCTACCAAATGTAAAAACTACTGTATCTTTCATGACCCTGCTCTTGTAATTTTAGTGATTCTTTCAATCTGTTGATTGATAATAGCCTCTCTATTGGGCCAGTAAATATACTCTTTTTCTTTATTCTTCATTAAATTATTTAGAAGTGGCAAAATCAAATTCTCCACCTCTTGTAATTTATTTGATACAATAACCTTTTCATTTTCATAATAATCTTTTACTGTAGAAACTTCATCCAGCATACTACCAAGACGGTCTGCAAGATTGTCCATTTTGTATTCTAAAAGTTTTACGCTCTCGCCTGTAGTCTCCAACTGAGAAGTCATCTCATCAGTCTGTGTAGATGTACCAGATAATCCTTTAAGATCTTCTTCATCTACTGCTGTAAAACCAAAATCTATATCGTCTTGTGTCATGTGTCAAACCTATGAATTTTTATTTCTAATTTTCCACAGTCATATCCTTTTATGACTCTATGAAAAACTCCTTTGTTTATTTTTAACATCATTCCTTCCAAGAGAGGGAAAGGAAATTCGTCATCATATTGAAAATGCCAATCATCAGATTTTAATATTTCAACCAATCTAGTTTCATTGTCTCTGTGCCACACTAAATCATTTACATCAGCATCACCAGAAAATATTCTCTTTACTGTTCTTTCATCAATTACTTCTTCAATATATGGAACCATCATAAATCACCTATTACCAAAAAAAGTTACCACCGCCACTTAATCCAAGTTGTTTTGCGTACTTTGGAAGTCTACATGCCCAATAGCCTGGTTTTGTCTTATCGTTCTTCTGATCGCAATTATGTCTTGCAACAAAACTCTTTCTTGCCTCTGGGTCATTAATTTTTGCAGTCAATCCTGTTGTATCTCCAAAAGAAACCTTAATTACATTTCCTTTATCATTTTTAACATATACATAATACTTTTTCTTTCCACCTCTCTTTGGAGAATTCAATTCTACATCTTCTTCTTCCATCAAAGGACAGTCCAACGGAACATATTCTTGTTCCTCAAACATCGCCCACTCACCAATATCTGTTTGTAACATTTCTATGTCGTAAAGGTCAAACTCGACTTTACCCTCTTCGAATAATCTTCTTGCAACTCTAAAGGTCTCATAAAAATTATTTGAACCTAGACGAAAGACATTATCAATTAGTGGTATTTCATTCTGTCTATGATACAACACCATTTCTTCTATATTTTGAAACTGTTTATAAGTTTTCATCTCAATAACTTCTCCAATTCTCTCATAGTCTTCGCTGGATTGACATGACGAATACCAATACCACCTTTCGCTTCCCATTCTTTTATATTCTTAGGATAATCATCAATTAGAATATTTGGTTTATCATTTGTTGTAGCAAATTTCTGTTTATCTGCTCGTTGGACTAAATGTATTTTTCCATTCAATCTCAAATTTTTTGAAATCCAAGATCTTTTTCCTTTTTGTGAGTTCGAATCTCTTTTTGAATATGCAGATAAAATATTTGCATTATATTTGTTTAACATTCTCCACATTTTTTCTGCACCAGGCATCCATGGAAGGGTATGCCAAAAATCTTTTTTGGATTTAATATCTTCCCATCTTTCTTCTTTATCAGTTGATGCAAAGTCTTTATTAAATGTATCTGTATATCCGCCTGTAAAATTACAAAGGACTTCATCCATATCGCAGTAAATTTCTGGCATTTCTTTTTCAAGAATATATTGATTGAATGTTTTCATTTCATCAAACCTTTTATTATTTTTAATGCCTTTTTACCATCTGGGTGATTCGGGTTAATACTGACTTCATCTCCGTTAACAAAATCAGAAATATTAGCTGACTTGCCAAGAGCAGCAATTGCTTTGTGTAATGGATCTTTTGGATCGTATCTTCGCTCAAAATCGGATTTTCCTCTTAGTTCTACCCAACTCTTTTCCTTAGTATCCCACATTTTAAGAACATCTTGTCCTTTACCACGAATCAATTTAAGTTTGATACCTTCAGAAAGATACTGAGTAAATCCTAACATTAGTCATCATCCATTTCGTCCATGATACTATAATCATAAACAGCGTCAATGTAATCCTTGGCCTTTGTCACTTTAGAAACTACCCACGCTTCCATTTCATATTCATCATTTTGTGGACTATCTACTTCTTCCATAAGTGCCTCTGCAAGTTCCGTGGACTTATTAGAAAGAATAATAAGTTGTCTTAACATCATCTCCAAACTATCTTGTGCAAATTCTGCGTCTTCTCTAAGTAGTTCTTCTTTAATTCCTCTTGCGGCCTTTTCTGCAGAAATCCACTTTTTAGCGGCACTGTTGGATGGTTTTTTCTTTGTCCATGAACCAATAGTTCTATATGCCCTCATAACATCTCTTTCAAAATCTGCACCGTCTGAGTTATCGATTACAACCATTTTTGATTTAAACGCAGACTGAAATTTTCCAATATTTCCTTGAACACCTTTCCACATAGATTCAACTTCATTGTCTGGAAGACTTCTCGCTCTTAGTCTATTTCGGTTTAATGCGGTGTCTAAATCGGTATTGACAAAAATCATTGCGGTTTCGTAACCCATCGCCTCTAACTTGTCTTTTTGTTTTTTAATTTTGTCATAGTCTTTTCCAGTACCATCGATAACAAGTCCAAGTCTACCCTTCATGTATCCCGCTTGTTGCATCGCAGTAAGTGCCTTTGCTTTACCTCTTACTTGTTGTCCAAGGTCAGAAAAAATATCATCTGGGTTTCCTTTATCTAGTCCGGCCTTATCCAATGCTCTTTCAAATGCAGGGTCAGAGTTTACAACTCTTAAACCAAAAGAAGTAAGTGCAGTTCTACCTACAATAAAAGACTTACCAGAACCTGGCCCACCAGCGAGAAACACCGCCTTAAAAATGCCTGGGTCATTGATACCTTCATTTAAAGATTCTTCATTCCTAAGATTTTCGATTATATTTTTTATATCCATTTTACTTATCCCATGCCTTTGCTGCAGTAAAGTTATTATAACTAAATTCCATTCGATCTACAATTTTGACGGCATTACCTTTCGTATCAATTGCAACATAACCTTCTGGATTTGTCACTTCATAACCGTTTTTTGTACGAACAAAAATCTGCGTTAATTGTTTAACACTATTTAGTTTATTTATAATAAGAGACTTAGCACTGATTAATTCTTCCATAAAATCAACAATTGCATATGCAACACTATCTAATTTAATTAATTGCTTTACTGCCTCATCTCTAATTCTCTCTTTATCTTTTCTTGCACCTTCTGTTTTTAATTTTGCAATAACCTTTTCATCAAAAAAGTTTTTAACATACATCGAATAGTCTAGATTTTTCATATTCTTTGTAGAAATATTCTGTCCTTCACGAATATATGTGTTAAGATATGTTTTAAAACTTGCACCAGCAAGTCCTTTGATGAAAGTTTTGTTTTGGAGTTGCATGAATGTTTTAAAGTCGTTTGCTTTAATTTTCTTAAATTTTCTACCAACTTGAGACATTTGACCATTAAATGTTTTTAGTTCAGAAGAAGTAAATTTTGCAGAACCAGAAACATCTTTATATGTTGCATCATCCATCCACACAGACGAGGTTTTCTTTAGTCCAGAAATATTAACACCAAAAGAAGCTGTCATTGATGGTAAATCTTTTCCAGAATATGTTGTATGCCAAACAACTCCAATCTTTGCAGCGTTGATCGCCCTTCCTAAGTCAGAGTCTTTCTGAACTGCATACATCAATGTATTTTGTTGAAATGTTAGATATGTCTCACCGTCAAGTGTTTTTTCTGACACATCATCAGTAAACATTAAGTCTCCTTGAATAACACCCTTAATTCCCAATTTAGAAAATTCTTGAAGTGCAACAGTAAATTTTGATTTTAAGGCAGGACTGAGTTTTGTATCTGCAGCAATCTCTGCCGTACTTTTATATAACAATGGAGTCTCATTAAATACAGACTTTTTTGCAATAAAAAACTTACCATCTGATGGGTCAATTCCAGCGAATATAGCAGGAGCACCGTCCCATTTAACTGTCATGTTTACTTTAGAATCTGAGTTTCCAGACAACATGTCTCTTAAAGATAAAAGAAATCGAACAGCAGCACGACCACCATCGACCCCAAAGTTTAAAATTTCATCTTCAAGGTGTTCTAAGTGTAGATTTTTTCCACCTTTTGATTCAGTAAGATATTTTTTAAATGATTGCATTAGTAAAGCTTCCCGAATGGCCCAAATATCTTTCCCTTCTTCTGGGCAAGATATGTTAAAGTTGTTAGTAAATCATCTCTTTTTTCGTCATTTGTAATAGAGACAATTTCACACACCAAATGCAGCTGCATCAATTTACTATGAGCATAATCTGGTCTGGATGTATTAAATACCGATACCACATTCTTTTGAAACTGGTTTTCGGTTATTCCTGTATATTGTTTTACTTTATTGAATTTATACAAGAATCTATTATAATCATTCATAAATTCTTGTTCGGATGTAGGATAGTTTTTGTTATCGTTATCCCAAGTAAGGCCTTCATCTGTAAAAATTTTTCTGGCCATATCTAAAGGAACTTTACCAAGTCTTGCAGAAGTCGCACCCAAGTCTGTCCCTTCAATTTTTAAATTATTAAACCCAGCACTATTTTGTCTGATTTGAAATTTAATTTTTCCCTTTTTACCTTCTACAACAATTTTGGTATCTGAGTTAATAAACTCTCCATTACCTTTTGTTTTTAAATTTATATCAATATCAGAAAGTTTAAAATTATATTCTTTATCATCGAAAATATCCATATTTTCTAGATTCACAAGTTCCCATTTTGCAGTTCTCCCAGACATTTTCTTTAGAGAAATTCCAACGATTCTTCTCTCATGAAACATATCTCTAAGAATAGCATTAAATTCTTCTAATGAAGTTACATCGTCTAATACCTTTTCTTTCAAGGTATTTTTTACTTTATTAAGGTCAGATACTAGCCATATATCTGCAGGATTCCAAGTATCCTTTTTTGCAATACCATATTTTTGTTTGCAAATACTAGTAATATAATCCATAAACCCACCATCTCTGGAGTAGTGTCCATATCTGGTGTTTCCGACTTCTCTATATGTGGTGAGTTGTTGCTGGAAGAATGTGTTTTCCCATTCTTCATTCATTGCAGGATATATCGTTTTCAAATCATTGCGATATAATTTCATAAAGGCGCCTTGATTAGTATACCCATTATTTTCAATACTTTTTTGTATTGCAAAAAGAGAGGCGAGTTCTTGCATCTGGGTAGTCTTCCCATCAGAACCGCCTCCCATTCCACTAAAGGGCGCTTTATCTATTTGTGTCCACTTGTATCCATTAAAAATGGGAAGGTACTGGCCACCTTTTGTTAAAGAACCTGTAACTCTAGGTTGTGATTTGTCCTTCACTGCCCCAAGAAACTTTTTCACTTCTGGAGTCAATTGAACTACGGCCTTTGATCTATCCGCAAACTTTAGTTCTTTTTTACCATTAATAACATCTGCAACCATATTCAAATATGGTTTTTCAAACTTTGCTTCTTTTGATCCAAGGTTTGCCAATGGAATTCCCTTTTTATTAAGTTAATACCATTATTTATAATTTTACATATAATGGAGATATGTGCCGACAACATACTTATCATCAGACTTTGCGGGCATACATTGATGTGGGTGTGTCCAGAAAGGCGGCCAGATTGCAAGTCTTCCCTTAACTGGATTCACACTTAGATTATAATCTGGGAAAACGGTCTCCCCACCCTCTTCGACATCATTCAAATAAAAGAAACATGCAACAAATCTTTTTGCAGATAAGTGGTCTCCAACATCTGAATGATATTTAAAATCATCAGCAGAACCCTTAGTATATTTTTTCATTTTAATTTCTTCGTTGACACACTGGCCAGGAAAAAACATAATGTTATTATGTCTGCGATACATTTCAGTATACTCAGAAATAATAGTTAAAAGTTTCATAGAAAATTCTTCAAACTCTGGGAACTTTTCAGATAGTTCTGGGTCAAAGAAATTTACTTCGGTATATGTTCTCGCTTCGGTATTTACTTTTCTGTGATGTTCGTTTGCATCTTCAAACAATTCAATCATCTTAGTACAATCTTCATCAGATAAAACATTATCCCAAACAGAAATAAATGCCCGTTGTCCATCTGGTGGTCGTATATCAAAATTATCTTCATCTACTTCAAAATGAACTGTTGTTTCTGCAGTAGTTGCAGTATTTGCTTCTTGTGTCATATTTTTATCTCCACACTTCCAATTTTTTTCTTTCCTTCGTTTTGAAAATTCTTATAGGACGATGTACTCACCTCTTCTACGATATCATCTTGTGCAGAATTTTCTGCATCGTAAAGTCTCATCTTTGGCCTATCGATTCCAACAACAAAGCGTTTATGATTATTAATGTCATTATATCTATTCTTCAATTGTTTAACCAGAATCTGATTCATGTCTTCCAACTCTTCAGTAGATATCAACGCAAACATCAAGTCTGCAGTCGCAGGAAGTCCAAATGACTCTGAAGTATCTGTTAAGTCAACATCTGTATTTGAGTAACCAGAACGAGTGGTCTGTGTCGCACTGATGATAGGTACATCATTCTCAACAGCAAGTCCTCTCAGTTCTTCTGCAATTGATTTTACAAGAGTATAAGAGTTTATACCAGCACCATATCGAATTCTTGCAGAACTACAAATATTCAAATAATCAATGAATATAACATCTGGCGTAAAGTTCTTTTTCAGATGCAATTCATTCAACAAATGTCTAAAGTGATTTGCATTTGCAACTGCAGTTGGATACTCTTTAATAATCAACTTACCAGTGGTTTTGTTTTTAATCTTTTCTATTTTCTTCTCAAATGAAGATTTCGAAGTACTTGCAACATCCGCAATAGAAATGTTAAGTAAGTTAGCATCAATTCTTTCTGCAATTTTTTCTTCAGACATTTCTAATGTAATGTATAAAACATTTTTCCCCATCATATAATGGTTTGCTGCAAGATCGCACATAAACAAAGATTTACCAACACCTGTACCAGCAAGAGCAACATTTAATGTTTTGTTCGATAGTCCACCTTTGGTAATTTCGTTGAATAATTCCAAGTGAAAAGGTATCTTTTCTTCTACTCTATTATAAAACTCAAATCTAGTTTCAAAATCATCAACAAAATCATGTCCAATATGTGTATCAAATGATACAGCAAGTGCATCCTGTAGTAGTTTTGGTAAATCACCCTTCTGATCTTCATGGTCATTCAATATACTGATAGATTTCATAACTGCATTATATAATGCACGCTCTTGACACCACTTTTCAGTATGATCTACTTGCCAGTCAGTTTCTTTCTCATCAGTTTCTTTTAATGACTCAATAAGAGCATGTGACTCTTTAAAATTATTTTCACTCAAACTAACATCATCTAATGATATCATTAAAGAATCTTTGGTTGGGGTAGTATTGTATTTTTCAACATGACTACGAATCAACTCAAATATAACTTTATTTGGTTCACTAGTAAAATAATCTTTTTCTAGGTATGGCAATGTTCTTCGCACATAATCTTCATTAGAATATAATGCACTTAGAATTATACTTTCACTTAATTCCATTCAATTTATCCGCTTCATCATAAAGTTTTTTTGCTTCAGACTCTAAGGTCTTCGCTCTATTATGTAGTTCTATAATCTTTTCTTCTTTAGTTAAAGTTTTTTTTTGATCGATCAAAGTAATTGTTTCTGGTTCTTTATCTTCAGTACCATAAACTTCTTTCCACTTATCTGCAGGACATCTTAGATTTGCAATCTTTGCTTTTGCAGGCATAAAACATCCACACTTTTTACATACGAGTGCCAAACCTTGAAAGTGTTCACACCCTCTACAAGTATTAAGTCTTTGTTTATATACATGTTTAGAAGCAAAGATTTTCATCTAATTACCAACTCTATATTTCTTTTTCAAGAAGTCATTGAATTTAGAATCCACCAATAAGTCTTTCCAAAACTCAGGGGTATGGGTTTCTTTTTCACGAAACTTCTTATCATCAACCTCACCAGTTTCTGGATCAACCATTTGATACCATCCACCAGATCTAGATATTACACCATAATCTAGTGCCATGTCAAGAAGACCTGATGTTTTATCTACACCATTATCCCAAGATACCGAAATTGGAATTTTAGATTTTTCTTTAACAAACCTAGACTTCTCCACATTGATTACAAAGTGATAACCTTGAATTTCTGCACCAACTTTATCTTGTTGTCTACCTACAATCCAAATAGTATCTGCACTATAATACATTCCAGTACCACCAGAAACTACCTTTGTTGGATACAGTCCTTGAGAATCGTATGTATGATTAATTGCAACCATTGGAATATCTTTCATTGTTAGATGCGGTGTTACCATTCTAAACAAAGACTTGAATTGTTTTGCTCTTGTCATATCGGCGGCAGACTTTTGATTCTCTGCATCCTCTACTTCTTTTTTGGATGCAAGGTTTCCCACAGAATCGACCATGATAAAAAGTTTGTCTTCTGTTTCGATTTCTTTTAATTGCGAAACTATATCAAATTTTAATTCTTCCAAATCAGTAACTGGAATATGTACAACTCTTGATGTATCGATATCGAACACATCAAAATAATTTTGCGGTGTACCAAATTCACTATCATAAAAAAGTGCAACACCTTCTGGATACTTGTCAAGATATGCCTTCATCATAATCAAACCAAATGCAGTCTTGAAGTGTTTACTAGGGCCTGCAATCATAGTCAACCCAGATGTATATCCTTTATCCAACGAACCAGAAAATGCAACATTCACTGCAGGAATGTTTGTAGGAATATTATCCTTTTCGTGTAGAAATGGAGATTCGGAAAGAGTATTAACTCTTCCGTCTTTGAAAGAAGTATTCTTTCTCAATTTACTCATTAGTCCAGACATATTATTCTCCTATTAAAAAAAATCGTCTATTGTGAATATTTTTTCAACCTTCCATCCAATAGCATCAGTGATGGTTTTAATTGGATCAAGGAAGGCCTTTTCGAATTGTTTTGTATAGTCAATGTAATCATTTAATCCAAACTCATTTGGAATAACTGATGCCATCGCAATGGTATTATTGCCAATTGGATTTGGTTCTTTAAGGTAAACAAACTTAATCTTTTCACCTTCTTGAATTAGTGGGTATGTCATCTGAAGTTTGTGTTTCTTAACCAAATTATTGAAATGAATGACACCCTTTACATGGATGGGCGTTCCCTTCTTGTATAGTTCTGCAGAATCGAAATACTTTCGTAATCCGTTGACACTTCTAGGAAATGCAACCTCATCTACAGGAAAGGTTTTAAAGTCTTCTCTAAAAGTGTCGATAAACTGAATAAGTTCATCGTTATCACCACCCATAATAACCTTAAAGGATTCTTTCAATTTATCCCGACATGCTGCTGGGGTAGATGATCGAACCGCCTCAATGCCCATAATTTTTAGGTCTGGTTCTTTATATCGAACTCCCTCACTGTCATGGACATTTAGAATATATCTTTTCTTCGCAGTCCACAATCCTTTTGATGCAATAACTTCTCTTTTCATGAACATCTTCTGTTCATATGCATTCATATACGAAGCAAGTTCTTGATAACTACGATCAATAAAAGGTTCGAATTTCTCTTGAGCGACTCTATCAAGGAAGTTAACCACTCGTTCCGTTTGTATACTATCCTCAGTTTCCTTGTCTGCAGTTCCTTGGTTAAACACTTTATGTACCAAGTCACCAAGAGTGACGTATATCGAATCCGTATCACTTGCAATAACGTAATTCTTTTCTTGTTCATTTTGTAGAATTTTGTTGACATATTCATTTACTTTCTTTTCAATCCATCTGATAGATAACTGTCCAGATAGAGTGATAGACTCCGCCTGTCTGATATCGAAATACCTAAAGTACTGATTCCCCAACGCACCATAAGCCGAGTTGAGAAGAATCTTTGCGGCCATCTGTTTATTATTGAGTGCGGCAATCCTTTTGTCTAGTTCTTTGGGGTCGCCGTCACCATCAATTTTCTTTTGTTTTGTCTTCAACATTTCCTTCTTATACAAAACCCTGTCATCATACATCTTCTGCATAAGTTTTGGAAGGAAACCTTTTTTGTCATTATTATATAGAACACCATTAGGGGTAAGTGACAAGTTACTCTTAGAAATAATTTCCGTATTTGTTTTCATTTCTAATAAATCGTCAACGGATGTATCTACTCTGTCTGTTTCAACCAAGGTTTCTGGTGAAATGTTGTATTGCATGATAAGGTGTGGGTATAGACTGTTCAAGTCAAACGAAAGAATCCAGTCATGCATTCCGACAGTCGGTTCCTTTACATACGCACCGGCGTATGCAGCAGTTTTACTGTTATTTCTTTTTGGTGGAATGACAATATTATCTTTTTTAAGATGATTGAATGCAATCGAGTCCCAAGTTTTGATAGGAGAAAAAACCTCATCATAGTTCACTCTCGCCTCATATGCAATTGTAATCAACAGTTCTAAGAGTTTAAGTTTATCGTCAAGTCTATCAACAAGTTCAACATCTTTGATATTATAGTCAATATACTTTTGATAGTCTTCTTTGTAGAACAGATGCATGTGCGAGAACTCTGAGTGGTCTAACTTTCTTTCACCCAACTCGACAAAGGCAATATGGTCAAGACGATAACTTTCTCTCGTAACATAGGTAAACTTTCGATACAAGTCAAGATAATCAACAATGTTAATACCAAGTACATTGACTTGTTCTTGTAGTTGGCCACGAATGTTTTTTTGCATTCTATCTACAATACCCCAAGGAGAAAGTCTTTTGGTGTTATCTTCTCCAAGGATTTTTGTGATACGGTTTACGAGATAACTCATATCAAACTGATTAACATTCCAACCAGTCACAATATCAATATCTGCAGCCTCCCACAAATTTAAGAAAGACTTGAGAAGTTCAATCTCACTGGTACATTTGTAATACTTAATATTGAGGTGAGACAAAGACTCATTAGTATTCTCCCAGTCTCCCAAACCAAGAACAGTATACATACCATCATACTTAAGAGTAATGGCGTTTACTCGTTCTATTGCTTCTAGGGGATTGGGGAAACCGTTTTCACACTCGACCTCAATGTCAAGTGTTGCAATTCTAATCTTGTCCAGATCAAATTCTAAATCTGAATAGTTGTCTGCAATGTACGGATAAATAAACTGCGTCATTCCGTAGAATGACAGAATACCATCATTTTCTTTTATCTTTGCTCTTGCCGTACGGATATCTGGAAATTTAACTTTTCTCAAATATTTACCATCAAGAGAACGATGTGATGTTTTTTCTTTTACTTCATAAAAAAGAGATGGTGAGTAAGAAGTTCGATACCTCTTACGCTCACCATCAACAGTTTCTTTGACAAGAATTTTATTTCCAAGATTCTGGATATTAGTATAAAATCGCATGATTCCTCATTATGTAAATTACTAGGTGCATTATATCACACAACGCACAATAAGTCAATCACTAAACTTTAACAAATCCGTGATTTCCACCCTTTGGTGTTTTGAGTGTTGGTGTGCTTGGTGGGAGAACTAGCCCACTACCAAATATTTTATTGTATTCATTAGTCAACTCATTTACAGGGTCAACAATAAATCCAACATATGATTTGGCAACCGTAATTCCGTCTGAAGATTTTGTATATGGCATAAAGGGTGCCAGGCCTACTCTTGCAGTAGCGGTTGTTGTATCGGCGTAAGAAGTGGCGATCTGACATACATCTTTTATGTAGATAGTACCATCTTCTTTTTCCGATACATCGCCCATAATCTCTTCACCAGAAATTAGTCGCAGAACTTTAACTGCCATCTGTTGTTTCTGCAGGCTCTGGGGTTTCCGCTGTCTGTGGGACTGGTTGCTGTTGAATATTTGCAAAATACTGAATTACAGTTTTTAGTTTGTCTTCTGCCATTGCAAGGTGACAAACCTGTTCATCCATTTCTGCCACAATATCACTATGTTCACCAACACCTACAGAATTTTCAAAATATGTTTGAAGATTTGCAATTGCCATATCTCTTTCATATTCATACTTTCTAATAAGTGCTCTCAATTTCATACTATTGGAATAATCGAACTTCATCTGCTTTCGCTCCTCTTTTGATCCATTTCTTTTCATTTTTAATGTGTGTTCTTAAACGTTTTTGTAACTCTCTACTTTCAGGCGAGTCACCCAACCATTTAATAACTCTTCTTTCGAACCATGCCCACTCCATGTTCAATACTTTCTGTACAACATTTGGATGGGCAATTACGATTTTTTTGTTATTCAATAAGTCTTGAATTAAAAGGTCATTTGGCAATCCTGGCGAGAATTCAATATCTCCCAACCCTCCAGAATTTTTAGAAACCTTATAAACCTTATCCTCACTCATTTCAATTTCGGTTTCTTGTTCTGATAATTTCATTAACTATCGCCCTTAACAATCCATTCTTTTTCGTCTTGAATTTCTGCACGGCGTGTTTTACACAACTTCATCAATTCATTAAGGTGTTTTCTTGCACGAATTCCTGCAGACTTATTACCTTTTTGAAATTTTTCATTTTCTAATTTATACTGTTCTAACTCAATTGTTAGTTGGTCATGTGTTTCCATTTTTTAATCCTCATCAAATGATGGGGGGAATGGTTCCCCCCAATTTTTTACTCTGCCAAGAATTTTTTCTTTTTATTCGGCAGTGTTTTAGAACCACCGATATCAATTCGGCGAGGTTTCTTTTCTTCTGGGATTACATGTTCTAATTCAATAACAAGCAATCCATTCACTAATTCAGCACCCACTACAACAATATCGGCATTTAATGTAAAGGTTCTTTCAAAGTCCTTTCCAGAAATACCTCTATGTAGGAATGCAGAATCATTTTGTTTTTCTTGGACAGAACCTTTTACTCGTAGAATACTTTCTTTTATTTCTACTTCAAGTTCGTCTTCCGAAAATCCAGAAACTGCGATTTCGATACGATAGTTCGAATCTGTTTCTTTGATTACATTGTAGGGGGGATAGTTTTGCGTTGTTGATTGAGTCATTGCCTCAAGTTCATTAAACAATCTATCAAACCCGACACTGTAACGCATAAATGGGTCTAAACTTCTTAATCTTGTACTAACCATGTTTTCCTCCTATATTTAGCAAGGTTTATGTACTGTCCCTTTCGGTAACATGTGGATTTTACTGCGATTGCACGATGGAACCCACGATCCATATACTATATATAATCAATATATAATATTATTCAAGTCTGGTTGAAAAAAATTTGGGCCTTTTAGAACTTTTCCATCATCTCTATAGATGGGTTTACCATCAAGTCCTAGTTTAGACATATTGGAACGATGAACTTCATCGAAACATTTATCTAAGTCTATACCATAGGCATGTCCAGCGCCATAAACAACATACAACAGATCAGTTAATGCATCTGCTACTTCTACTAAATCGTTGTCTAGGATTGACGCCACTCTAAGTTCTTGTAACTCTTCTTCAATCAACTCATTTCTTAAACTAACAATTTCTTTACTTGGAAATTTTGCCTTTTGTACAACTTCTTGTCCAAAGGTTTCCATAAACTGTTTTACTTTTTCAAAATTAGTCATTAAGTAGTTCACCTTTCAAATTATTTTTTTCTACCAATATTATACTTTGGTACTAACTCCCAATTATCTTTCTCTTTATGAGAAATTATTTTAATTTGAGAAATAGGGGCACTTTCAAATTCGTCTGTCTTAACAACATTAATTAATCCCCACTCTTTCAATAGATTTACAACTGTATTCCTTCTTGCCCTGTCATTGTCAGAAAAGTCTGATGATTTTCCATCAAGTTTAAACAACTCTTTGAAATGAACGATGTAATATTTTCCTTGTTTATGAAGAATATGGCAAGATTGATAAAGTTTTCTGTCTTTTTTTGATGCGACACCAATTCTAGTTAATGTCTCTCTAATTTTCAAGAAGTCTTCTTGATCACCAAGTGCAACTTCCACTAAAGTTTCTAGTACTGACATAATTATCCGCCTTTATTCATTTGACTCTTTATTTCCTCTATTTGTTTTTTTGTTAGGATATTAAGAGCCTGTTCTGTTTTTTTATTATTATATCCATAATATTCTTTTACATAATCAAAGTCATTATGAATAGTTTTTTTATGCCAAGGTGAAAACCTTTTCCTTGGACGTATACTATTTAGTAAATAATCGAATTGTAACTTATTATCAAGATTATGATATTTGTTCATTTCGTTGGCGTATAATATAGTATCTTGGAAATTAGAGTAGTTCTTGTTTACAAGGTAAGGTTGATAGTTTTTCTCCCATTGTTCATCATCACTATCCATCAACCTCTTTTTTGTATGAGAGATTGATGGAATGTAATCTTTAAATAAATCGTAACTCATTTCCAGTCACACTCTACCATTAGTTCAGTAAGACATGCAACTAAATTGATTTCCTGATCAGCTACAAAGGCAGACTTATACGAATAATCTGCAATTGTTACGACTGCCTGGGGTATGGAAGATGGTTCCATATGGTCATACAGTCCATCATAGATACTTCTAAACAAAGTATTAGGGTCATTGTCTAAATTTTGATTTACCCATCCACGCATTTCGGTAAACTTTTTATCTTTTAAGGCAGATACTAACTTACCAAGATTTATTTCTCCAACATCAGTGAGAAGGCCTTCGTCAATCTCACCACCTATAGAATATCTTTGCAACTCATTTAAAACTCTTCTCCAATCTGGAAAGTGTTTCATTACAAGTTGTTGAATGACTTTTTCTTTATACTTGATATTCTCACTATCAAGAATCTTAAGAACCCTAGTGTAAAAACCAGATGCAAGTTTTGGTTTGTCTTTTTTTGCAATCTTAAATTCTACTAGAGAGCACCGACTATGAAGTGGTTCGATGATACGATTTTTAAAATTACAAGTGAGAATAAATCTGCAATTGCCTGAGAATTCTTCGATAAACCCACGCAAAGCAGGCTGAGTCGATTGCGGATTGAGATAATCTGCCTCATCTAAAATAATAACCTTTCCAAATTCTGCATTATCACTCGCACTAAAACTTACAGTTGATGCATAGTTTCTAATCTTGGTTCTAAGAGTGTCGATGTTTCCATCTTCTGAACCGTTCACTAATATATAGTCAACATTCAGTTCTTCGCATAATGCTCTAGCGACAGTTGTTTTACCAATACCAGGCCCTCCTGCAAGGAGTAGGTTAGGAAGACTACCGTTTTCTACGAACTCTTTGAAGGTCGCCTTTAGGTCGTCCGGCAATATGCATTCGTCAATGGTTTTAGGACGATATGACTCTACCCATAGATAATTTTCTGAACCCATCCTCACTCTCCATAAACAGAATCTTGTTCAAGTGTAATCCAATACTGAATAGGAAGTTTCTGATGGCGGAAAGTTGAGATTTTGTTCTTCGAAATACTTACAGAATAATCACCTTCGATAAGTTTCAAGTTCTCAGACTTGAAGAACATTCTAAAGTTTTTATCACTCTCGCCAACTGGTTCTTTTGCAACATTAGAGGTATCATCTTTCTTATCCAATGCACACAAAAATACTTTTTCATCATCACCAGTTTCCAAAGAAAAATCTGGAAGTCCACTTATCGATGCCACTTTATTGATTGTCGAAAGTGTTGTATTAGGAATATTAACATCAATATCCCAAGTTGGAGATGGTTTAGAACCTGATGGATTGTTTTCCGAACCATCTAGTTCAAATGTATTTTCTGTATATACAACAATAGATGGTTCTGCAGCATAGAACTTATAACTCTTTTCCCCATTGGTCATCATCACATACTTTTCGTGAAATTCAAGTTCTGGGTATACTGACAATAGGTTTAAAAACTTTGTCAAATCATAGATACAAAAATCTACTGGAAAGTCTTCTGTTACATCTGCGGCTGCAAGGATATTTCGCATCACGGAAATAGTCGAAAGTCGATTACCTTTTTTAAGATAAATCGACTGATTAATAGTAGAATAATTTTTTAGAATATTCTGGGTTGTTTCACTCAATCTCATTTATATTTTCTCCATAAGTTAAATCATGATTATGTAATGCCAGTAAACCATAGTGGATCACCTTCAATAGATCTTTTCTATGATCTTCTGGTGATCCCTTTTTACCATATCTTTGTGTATATTTCAATACATTTCCTAAACAAAATCCTTCGCCTAAACCATTATCCATAATGAATTCGGTCGATTGGAATCTGCCTTGCGAATAGTGTTGGTTGTATGTATTATCGATGTATGCCCGAATCTCTTCGAGCAATACATCTTCGTTGAACTTATAATCTATCAAAATGGTTCCTCATTGAATAGTTCTTCATCATTCGTTCCCATGTTTGTGACATCTTCACCACCGTTAATCTTGGTGAACAGGTCAACAAAGGATGACTTTGTATCTTCATCAAAACGATTTGTACAAAGTTCTACTGCCTTGAACACATCACCAAATATTGAATATGTCTCGACAATGTGGACTAGACGGCGAGTAGAAATGATTTCATCGATACCACCTTCTTCAAAGGTTCGGCGAATTGCGGAAGCCCAAGTGGTAAGGTCTTCGATGATTTTTGTTTCTTCAGAACCAACCTTACCAAAGGAAGTAAGATGGTTTGTAAGAATTTTCTTCTCTACCGATTGAGAAGGATACTCCTGTTCAAAGGTAACTTTGAATCGTTCCAAGAACGCCTCGTTCAGAACATTAGTACCGATGAACCGTCCATCATCAGAACCTTTACCTTTTGTGTTTGCAGTTGCAATAACTGTAAACCCAGGCGCAGGACGAACCATGCGGTTATCTTTCTTTAGATAAACACCCTTACCATCAATGATAGACTGGAGACACATAATCTTATTTGATGCAAGGTCAATTTCATCAAGAATAAGAACTGCACCTCGTTCCATTGCATCGACAACAGGGCCTTGTGAGAAGACTACATTACCATCAACAAGGGTTTTATCCCCCAACAAATCTGACTCATCAGTTTCGATAGTAATTGGAACTGTAATACACTCACGTTTCAGTTGAGCACAAAGTTGTTGCGAACCGTAGGTTTTACCGTTTCCAGAAAGTCCAGTAATGAAAACAGGATAAAAGATTTTTGATGAAAGAATCTTTTTCATGTCATTGTAGAATCCGAACTTAACAAAGTTTGGATCTTTTTCTGGAATCAATGATTCTGTATGACGTTCTGGCATTGACACCGCCGACTTTTTTGTTTTTGTAATAGGAACAACATTACCTGTAAGCATATTAAACACATTACTTACATTGTAGGAACCATGTCCTTGGCGGTTTTGTGTTTTACACAACCATTGGGGAGTTGCCTCACCAAACTCTTCTGCCTCGGCAAGAATGTCTTTTTTACGGACAACACTACCATACTTGGTTTGGAGTTTTGAAAGGAACTCTACCTTTTTGTCTTTATTCCACATTATATATTCTCCACAGGGAAGGTTTCACAAATCATCATTACAAGTACATAATACCAAAAACTACTAGGGTTGTCAATAGTTTTTGGCAATTATTTCACCAGATCGACAAATTTATTTAGAAGTTGGCGACTGGTTTTTTTCTTGGATTGGAATTTTGCAAACTGTTTTGCAATTTTTGCATTAGTCATATCATCACTAACTTCCAATTCATCTTCACTACCTTGGTTACGCATATCAAGAATGTAATATTCATCATATCCACACTTAGTAGCTGTCAAGAAACCATTTTTACGAGACTCTTTTAGGTATTTTCCAGTATCACACCACACATTTCCTTTACCCATGTAATTATAGATAGCGGATTTTAAGTCCCGAAGGTTATTCACAACATAAAACCCAATAGAAGAGGCATTATGTTTATTTTTCATATAATCCAAATATGCATCAGTTTGACTATGTTTTTTTGTGTCATACGAAAAGAATGTTCCTGTATTCTTGTCCTTTACAAAAACTGTACTGGAATTGAGAGTCCGGCGCCAAGAAAATCCTTTATGAGAAATCCACTTTTGTCCATCGGGGGTTTCATCAACATATTGGAAATGATCTCCTGCCTCACCATCTGTCAGAACTACAAAACTCATTTTCTGAACTGAGTTTTCTTTACGAAACTTACCTACTACTTTATCAAGAATAATCAAAGAATCGTTAAGAGGAGTTCCACCCATGCGGTATTGATCCAGTTCATAAGTTATACCATAAATATGATATACATTTGCATATGCAAGATTGATATATTGCCGACATGCTTCATAGAATTCAGACTTTTTCATTTTATGAGACAACATGCAATGAAGTTTTACATTTGGACTAAAAACATGTTCACCTACTTCTAGCGATTCCAAAATTTCATATTTGTCAACTTTAGAACGATTTTGATCACTGAAGTTGTAAACCTCAAAAGGAATTCCAACACGGCGGCAAAAAGTTGCAAGAATAATTGTTTGTTCTACCGTCTTAACCAACTGACGATGCATAGAACCTGACCAGTCAACAAGCATAACCATACCATGGTTTTTGCCTTCTGGAATGACATTTTTCTTTTTAAAGATATCTTCATTCAACTGGAAACTCCAAAGTTTGTTGGAGTTGATATTACCAGACTTCGCAATATAACTTTTCGCATACTCATCTGCAGACTTCTTCATTTCAAATTCTTTTACAAGATAAGAAATTGTTTTGTTATGTTTTGCAAGAAGATTAGTATATGAGTTTGTCCAGTAGTTCTTCATTTTTTCAGTTGTAATCAAGCTCATATCCAACTTCTTCGCAAGATCATCACGCACTTCTGTCCACTGAATAATATAATCATTTGCATTGAATTTTGGGATATCAAGATATGTGATAGACGCTTCATGATCTATCAATTCTTTAAGTGCATCTGCAAGGTCGGTTGCTGTCTGAGACACAAACTCATTATCATTAATTCCAGAACCACCTTCTTTCCCACCAGTAGATGTTGTAGATGTTTCTTCACTATCTGATGGTTCTATTTTATCACCACCGTTTGCAGAAACTTTTTCTTCTGAAGAAGATTTGGAATCATCATCATTTCCGTTTTCTGAATTTTTTTCCTGATCAGCATCACCATCACCATCAGTCTCTTCAATCTCTTCAGAACTGTCAGAAGAAATATCAATACTTTGTGCATCTGGATTTTCTTCTTCATCGGATGGTGAAACAGAATTTTGCATTTGATTTTCTTTTTCTTCTTCTACTTTCTCAGAAATGAAGTTAAAGATTTTTTCTGCAACATCCGCAACTTCTGCAAATGTTTCAGTTTCTGCAACCATTTTTACATATGGAAGTTCTTCTGTAGTAAAGTAACCCTTTAGATCATACTGGTTCGAAGGGTACTTAAAGAACACATTGATTTTATCGATAAATGACATATTACCGAAATCGGATTGTTGAATTCCGAAAAAGTCTTTGTCATGAAGTTCATCATAACCTTTGAAGAAAGATGAACGCAAGCCAGGAAACTTTCGTTTCATCAATTTTTCAATTCGAGCATCTTCTACAACATTAACAAACGCTTTGTTAGAACGTTTGATTGCATTTTCTAAAACACCTTCTTCTGAAGGAGTATATAAAGCATGTCCCACCTCATGTCCTACCAACAGGTCATAAAGTGTACCAGACATATCTTTCCAAAGAGGGAGGGCAAGAACACGATTTTTTACATCAAAGTAAGCAGTCTCAATATTCTTGTGTTGAACCGAAATGTCTTCTTCTGCCATTAGTTTAGCAAGAAGACTTTTCGAATTCTTTGTGAACATCACAACATCATTCATATCAAAAATCCCATATAGAGAACCAAATCACTATATGATGATCTCATATTACAGGGGGTTTGTCAAGCACTTTTTAAAAAAAACTATCTAAACTTATCACTCTTTTATGTCGAAACATGTCGAAATCGTCCTTATCCTTTTGAAAACACCAGACATTTTCCATATAAATTTTATTCATAAAGGTATTCATTTTTTCTTTATCGAAGTTACCATCTTCATCAGAAAACACCGCCTTTCCTTGTGGCCTTTGCATAATTCGCATACCAACCTGTCCAGTAAACGAATCACTCAACATATCCACAAGTTCATCACCAGAACGATACCTTTTACCCTTAATCTTGGGATCCATGATGTTTATCAACATATGTCCACCACTTCTAAGAGAATCGAAGGTGTTTTGAGATACTGGTAAATAAAAATCATCTCTCCATGCTTCATATTCATTAAATTTTGCCCAAGATTGATCTTCGGAATGTTCTCCACCTTCATTATATCTTTCTGTTGAAAAATATGGAGGCGAAGTAAATGCACAATCAATGTCACCAATATCATGCCAAGGCAGATTCTCTGCACCACAACGATAAAATACACAAGTTTTCTTATCACCATAAAGTGCGAAATAATCTTCTTTATCTACGATTTTATAAGTGTTACCTATTAACTTAGAGTATTCTTGTGCCTGAATTTTATAATTCTTGAATGTGTTTGGATTTGGATCACAACCAATATAAAGTGTTGCATTAGAACAAAAGAATCCTGCAAGTCTATCTCCCCAACCCATCGAAGTATCCAAAACTCTCTTTGCGGAAGTCATTTCATATATGCACTTTGCAACTAACGGTTTAAACTGCGTAGCAATGTATGTACCGAGTCTAAACGCCATCATGTACTGTTTGTTAGTTAGTTCCCAACTATCGTTCACACCTCGCCATATGGGGCCTAGCACACCCCAAATGTTATCACCCTCGTTCCACCTATCTACTGGTGATTTATACCCATAGGAACCACAGGACATTCTTTCTTTGTTTTGGAAATAATCACTCACTTCATTGAAAACGGATGGGGCATCAATCAATCCAATACCATATTCTTTAAAAGAATATTTGTAATCATCGTATTTTTCAATAACCTCTTTTTGTAAGTTTTCTACTGGAGAAATATAGTCCGAATAATCTGCAGACTTTAATTTTCTAAATTTAGAAACAAGTTCATCATATGAAAACTCTTTATATGGAAATAGAGGTTTTTCGGTTGTTATGTACTCTGCAACCGTTGATCTAAAAACATCACGACCATATTTTTCTGTCGCAATAGTAAACAGTGTACTATCCATAACAGGCAATCTATTTTCATTCGTAATGGTTTTTAAAAAATTATAAAGTTCTTTATTACTATCTGTCTTCATCAAAAATGTCCAATCACTGTGTTGCGTTCGTCTGCAATTCTCTCAAGAGATAAAAGATATGTCTCTCGTAAAAGTTCCGAACCATAATATTGTCTATCACTTCTAATACATGCAACTGCAGTTGTGCCACTACCCATAAAAGGATCATAAACTATATCATTCTCTTTAGTATAATTCAAAATGCATCTTTTTGCAATAGATATTGGCATTCCATATGAATATTTTTTATATTTTTCACCATATCCATCGAACCATACATCTGGTTTAAATTCTTTTGACATGTATTGTTTCACTTTACCTTTACCAAAAGTCATTACATTACCGTATGTCAATCTATATAAATCAACTTTATCACTCTTAACCCATATCTTATGAGTCAGTAATTTATAACCCAAACAACTCATTGAGTGTTTCAGAATACTAGATTTGGGTACAATAGTTCCATTGTATTTTCTGTCGGTAAAGGCAACAGTAAATGCATTACTTTTTGGTTTTGCAGCACTAAAAACTTCAATTAAAAAATCTTGATAAAGGTCTGGTTTAGATGGATCTATACCTATTTCTTCAAAATCTGGTGGACTTGTAAAAAGATAATCATATTCCAACTCACCAATCCATTCTTTGTAATCACCTAATAATAATTTACTTGTCATTATGTATTTTGTCCAATCCTACTAAATCCTTTTACCTTTTCAAATCTAACAACACTGTGGAACTTGTCATATAATATATCACCCTTATGACTGATAACAAAAACATTGTTACCACCTAAAGTATTTAGCAGTTTTAAAAATTCATCTGTACCAGTTGCATCCAAAGAACTATCAAACACTTCATCAAGAATAAGAAGATTGGTGTTGACACTATTCTTCATACGAGCGATTTCTCTCCAAGTAAACAGAAGTGCAAGGTCAATACGCATTTTTTCGCCTTCAGAGAAAGAAGGATATGTAAAGTTTTCCCTTGCTCTAGACTTAATATTTTCAGAGAATTTTTCATCTAAGGTAAAATTAATATAAAAATCCATTTCTTGTAAATACTTGTTTATCAACTTATTCATAATTGGTAAATAGTATTTTACAATAGAAGTCTTTACTCCAGTATCCTTTAGAAACTGAGAGGCAACATTATAATAATTTCTAGTATCTACTAATTCTCTTCTCTTGGAATCTAAATCCTTTGCTAGTTTTCTAAGTTCTTTCAACTCATCCTCTAAAGAAATCATATTGTCATTATTGTTTTCTGCATCTTCGATTTCTTTTTCAATTTCATCGATACTATCTTGGATAAACGAAAAGGTATTCATGTTAGAGTTCTTCTTATTGTTTAACTCTAGTATTTCCTTTTTAATAGTCTCAATTTCTTGTATTCTTTCTTGTGTCGTATCTAACTCTTTTTGAAGATCCAATAAGGCACTCTCTATTTCTTCTTTCTTAGTATTTTTAGAAGAGATTATTTCGTGTTTATGTTCATCTTCAATATCTTGTTGACATGAAGGACAAACATCTTTACTCTCAAACCAATTAATATCACCTTCTATTTTAGAAATATTATTGTGCAGTTGAGTGTCTAACTTTTCTAATTTTTTATTCTTTGTTAATGCCTTTACTTCATCACCAATCGAAAGTGCAAGTGTGTTTAATTGACTATCATACTCTTCGTTTTCAGATAGTATTTTTTTCTGTTGAAGTCTCTTGTCTTTAATTTTCGTTTTGTTCTGTTTGATAGATGCAGACTTATCTTCATTCAACTGTTGAATGTTTCTTTCTTGCAAATCAATTTTATAATCTTGTAATTCTCTCTCCTTTTCATTCTCAAACAATTCATCTTTCAGTGATGTAGATTTTGTTTTAAGAATTTCATTCATGGCAGAAAATATTTTGATGTCGAGAATATCTTCGATAATATCTCTTCGATCATTTGCATTCAATTGCATGAAAGGAACAAAGGTTGCACTGCCCAAAATAACTGTTTGGGTAAAAGATTTAAAATTTAGTTTAAGAATATTTTCTTCTAGATAAATTTGACTATCTCTAATTTTAGAGTCTTGGTCTAACATCTTACCATCGATATAAACTTCAAACTTGTTTGGTTTGATCGCTCGTCTTACCAAATACTCTCGTTTACCTATCGAAAACTCAATTTCGATCACACAATCTTTTTCATTTACAGTATTGACAAGTTGTGGTTTGTTAATTTTACGGAAAGGTTTGCCAAAGAGTCCAAATGTAAGAGCATCCAGTATAGTAGATTTGCCTGCACCGTTCTCTCCAACAATTAAAGTTGATGAAGTCCTGTTTAGTTGTATCTCTGTAAAATTGTCTCCTGTCGATAAAAAGTTTTTCCATCTAATCTTTTTAAATTCAATCATCTACACACCTCTCAATGCAGAAACATACAAGTCTTGCATGATACCCTTTAACTTGTTTTTATCTACATCGATTTCGTAATTATCAATATAATTTGTCAATAGTGACATTGTATCTTCGGTTGCATCAATATCAGATGCCTCTTCAAAATCCCATTCAGTCGAATCATCAACAATCGACAAATCAGCAACTTCATTTCTGTAAAGTTCATCCACAAAAACATCAAACTTATAGGAGTCTGTTCTATTTTTTACAATTAACTTAACATATTTGTCTTTGTATTTACTTGCAGAAAGTTTCTTATCTTCGTCATAATAAACTTTATGAAACATTTTATATGGGTTTATAATGTGTTCTAGTTCTAATGTTTCAGTGTCAAAAATATGAAAACCTCTTTTATCATTACAATCAACCCATGTAATTTCATATGGATTCCCTAAGTAATGAATGTTTCCGTTGTGAGATTTGTGATGGAAGTGGCCAGACATCACAATATCGAAATTCTTGAATAATTTTTTATCCATGCCATCATGACACATCAATCCTGCGCCCATTTCAAATCCTGCGATTTCAAGATGTCCCATCGCAATTTTTGCTTTGGTTTTCTTTAAATGAGATATTGTGTTATCATAATTTTCTGAATTAATCCAAGGAATAAAACATACATCGGTTCCGTCAAAATTTAGAGTTGTAGTTTCAGTGTAAATTTTTAATTCATCACCAAATAACTGTTCCATTGAGTTAATGCGATTTGTATTCTTATAATACACATCATGATTACCAATGATGAAATATGTGTCGTACTTCTTAAGACGCTCAATAAATCTACTTTTAAACCCATCTAAGATATTATAGTTAATAAACTTTCGTCTATCGGTTACATCACCCAAATGAATAACCGTGTCAATTTCATTTTCATCAAGATAAGGGAAAAATACATTATCATAGAATTCCAAAAAATAATTATGAAATAGAATAGAGTCGCCTCGGGCACCAAAATGGGTGTCCGTAATCAATGCAATTTTCATTATAAATTATACTTCCTTATTCTGCATTCTTTTCTCTTTTGCCTTCTCTTTCTTTTTTCTTTGAGTTTCTTCAAATTCGGCAAGAAATTCATCCATGTTACTGTGTATAAAATCTAAGACACCTCTTTTTACCTGACTATTATCTGGGCCAGCCATTACTTCATCAAGAAGTTCTTGATTTTCTAGAGACTTATACTTAACATAAGATTGTTTCTTTTCCTTTTGAATTCTTCGAATAAACGCATAGTAAATGATCTGAGTAAAATACGCAAAAGGGTTCGATGATTTTTCTGGGTCAAAATTGTCAATGTACAACAAACAATTTTCTATCCCATCAGATATCATTTCATCTTTATATGTGTAGTTAATAAAGTTTGGTTTATAGGAAAGATGTTGGGCAATTTTCATAATGCACTCACCTATGTAGTTAGGCACTCTAGGGCGTTCTGTCCCATCTTCCTTTGACTGGTTGACTGCATCCTTATACTTCCTCATTTCTTGGAGTAGGAGTTTGTTGTCAACATAATGATTTCTCTTGGTTTTGTCTTTAGTTCTTGGCATAATATTTTTTCCTAATAAAGTTATGTTCATATTAACACAAAATAATTGGAGTGTCAATTAATTTTTTTTTTTATTTTTTCTCTTGACAAGTTCTTGACAACCGTGTATTATCCACTATGTGGATGGTTAAGGATATTAATGTATTGTCTTATTAGAATGCTTCACTAACATCTCTAAGAAGTCATCTTGAGAGTATTCTTCCGTTTCATCCAAACTTACACTGTTCTCTACAGGAGAGGTATCGACTTCTTTCTCCATCTGAGTTTGAAATTTTTTATTGTTTAGAATCATTTGATAATGGTCAACTAAATCTTTACTTGGTTCATTAACGGTAATTATATCATTAAGTGCGACTTTTGTAAAGTTGTCTGTTGAAAAATTTAACCAATCAATGAGCGTAGTGCTAAACTCACCGTTCTGAGGGTTCATGAACGATTTAATTTCATATGGATTATGAAAAATTATATAACCCTTCCCTTCTATTTCTTCGGGAGTGATTTGAGTGATTATATTTTCTTTTGTTATGAGTTTAATTAATTTATACTCAACATTCATTTCGGAAATAATCCTTTTCTAAACTACTCAGAAATCTTAACTTCATGAATTTTGAAGTCAAATTTCTCTTCGTTGTAAATATTTAGTCTTTCATAAAAGTGCCTCAGTGCAAAATTCATATGTGATTTGTACTTCATATCATCAGCGATATCATACAACACGGCACTTTCTTTGTTGTTTCCCTTCCTCAGTCCTCTTCCTATTGATTGAAGATTTCGTACTCGACTCTTTGAAGGAGATGTAAAAATTACATTATGTAAATTACGAATATTGACACCAGTAGAAAATGTGCCGTAAGAAGCAACGATAATTGCGTTTTTCTCTTTTTCCGTAATTCTTCGTATTTCTTCTCTAATTTCTGCGTCAACTCCTCCATGCACAAAAAAGACTCTTCTGTTTTCATCTGCACCATCCTTTAACAAATTATGTAGTGGGATTCCATGTTTTTCCACAAAATTAAATAAGACAAGTGTGTTGCCCTTTAAATCAAGAACCAGATTCTTGATGAATTCATTTCTGCGATTATTTGTGACAATCCACTCTACTTCATCTGCGTATTTGGTTCCTTTCATTTCCTTGCATATCTTCTCTGGATATTTTAATACTATACACTTGATACTGAAGTCTGCAAGGGTTTTGCTATCGATTAGTTTTCTTGTAGTGGTAACTTGTTTTACATCACCAAACAATCCAGTCAGAACTAATTTATGAGTTTTACTTCCATCCAAAGTTCCAGTAGTTCCAAATCTATATTTACAACTAGTAAGTCTGTCCATAATCTTATTTAATGAGTTCGCTTTGAATAAGTGACACTCATCACCTATTACAACATTAAACTGATCCCAATAATCTCTAGGCATTTTATAAATGGACTGCCATGTAGATATTACAACTTTTTTGTCGGTTTCTTTACTTTGTCCTTGGAATATTTTATGGCAATATTTTTCTACATTCCAACCATAATCTGCAAAGTCAGAATACATCTGGGAAACCAGAGATGTTGTTGGTACAATTATCAATATCTTCTTTCCCTTTACATTAGGATGCATATTATAAAATCTTACCAATGTGTATATAATTAAAGATTTACCTGATGCAGTAGGAGAAAGTAGTAGCGCTCGGTTGTAGTTGATTGCATGTTTGATAGCATCAAGTTGATAATCTCTATAATCAATCTTCTTCCCCTGACTATGTGGATCGATGTATTTACACAACTCTTGTAAATTATTATCTGTAAAATTTGTGTCTGTTAAATCATCTTCAAAGGAGAGTTCATAACCATTTTTATCACAGAAAAATTTTAATTGATTTAGTAGTCCAACATACAACTTACAATTGGTTGGATTGAACAATCGTATTTTACCATCCCAATACTTATTTTTATATGCAGGCATAAATTCGGCGCCAGGGACTTTAAATGTGAAGTAGTCCACAAGTTCCTTTAACATATGAAGTTCGTCTGCGTCTACTTGCAAGTAAACCTCATTTAATTTAGCAGCATAAAATTTAGACATTAATTACCTTCTAACCACTTTTTCCAGTCTATGTAATTTTTTATAGTCCATTTCTTTTGGTCTATTAATATGTCTAGCGTCTTACTAATTAAATCTAAAATTTGATTTTGAAGTAAAACATTTTTCTTTAACTTTAAAACATCTGGATCACTATCCATCCAAGAACCAACATCAGATTTAAGAATTTTCGTTCCTTCTATCTGCCATCCTTTGGATATGATTTCATCTTCAGACATCTTGCCTGTATAGTATTTCATTTTATCTCCGACTAATTTTTTATAGTCGAGTTCAATAAACTGGAGTTTTGTCTGATTTACTTGTTGGTAGGTCATCCACTTACCAATTAGATTCTGATTGTGAACTAGTTCGTCTTCTAGTCTCAGAAAATCAATCTTAACATCCTTTTCGGACTCTTTGGTAAGTTCTGCTATTTTTGATAATAAGTTAGAGTATTCACTCATAATAAAAAATCCATTCAATTAATAATTATTTATAATCGTTCCACCACATAGTTTCTGTATTGAAAATCTGCCTGTGCGACTGGTGGGGCCGACTCTGTTGCAGATGTTGTTAATGGGATATCTCCAATAGAGATTGGAAATGCATCTTTAAATGTGACTCTTATAATTGGTTGCTCTTGATTATTATTTACAAGAATTGTAAGGTCATCAAATACAGACTTTAAGTTAATTCTTTTTGCGTTTTGAAAGCTTCCATATTGTTGAAAATTTTCTGGAAATCCAAGAGCGGTAATCCAGTCATAAACTTCCAACCAGTTTTTCATATCTTCATCTACTGTAAATGAAACACCCAAAGGAGAATATACTAACTTATCTCCTGGCTCTTTTCTTGCAACGAAAGGAGTTTCTGCAATTGCTTCTCCTAACTGTATGCCAGGCAAAGTTAATTCTTGTACATATGGGCCTAATGATGGACATATATTACTATTAAATGTAAAGTTTTGTGTATTTAAAAAATTTACAGAATTTGATACAAGATCCATTGTAATCTCCTTTTCACCTAATATTTATGCCAAAAAAAGGGGGAGTAAA